TTACTCGCCCTGAATGATGTACTGCTTAGCCTTCGCCGCCGCGATCGCTTGCGCCCGCGTCACTTTGAATTTCGCGGCGTATGCGTCGATGTCGGCCATCGTGGCTACCTTCTTTTTCGGCGCTGCAGGCGCCGGCGCAGGAGCGGCCGGGGTGGCCGCCGACGTGCCACCCTTCAGCTTCGAATCAAGATCCGATAACGCTTTATCGCGGCTCATGCCCCAAATTGTCGGCTTGCCCGTCATGATTTGTGCGTACTGATCGCCCGCGTCGTACTTGTTCGTTAGCACTTGCCGAAGACGGTTACCAACGTTTTCCCGCTGCGTCTGTAGATCGGACAGGATTTCTTGGGGGTCCGGCGGATTGCCGTCCTTGTCCGTTACTGCCTTGACGAGCTTGCTCTTACCCTTGTCGTCAGTTGTTACCGTGTATGCGCCCCCAGTCTTGAGGCCGTGATCTAGACGGTCAAGCTGCTGGCGAAGATCCATTTCTTGCGACTCGAAGTTATGAAAGCTCGCCATCGCCTTATCGCCGGCGTTCTGGCGCTCATTCGGCGTCATCTGCTTTTCGCCGTTTGCGCCGCCGGGCGCCGAAACTGCAGCCATACCCGCAATCGGCTTCCCGACGACGTATTTGTTCTGATCCGGGTCGAACGACACCGGCTCGCCCTTATCGGTAAAACCGGCCTTTTCAAACTTCGTCGTCTTCTCTGGCTTATCGCCGGCGACTTTTGCTCGCGCGATTCCCGCTAGGCCAGGCATGTGCGCCGGATCTACCAGCGTTCCGGGCGCAAACATATTGCCGATCATGTCCGAGCCTTCTTGCGTAAGCGGTGAACGGCCAGCCATGTCCTTCGCTTCGTCCAGCGCTCGGGTTCGTTCCAACTGATCCTGCATGCTCGGCATCTGGACTTGCCGGCCGCCGAGTGTCACCGTTTGCCCTGGATCGCTCGCCACGCTCGCCGATCCACCGCCATTCGCATTCATGAGCGAATGGACGAGCGGGGACGTGAAATTCATATTAGGGTCAGTCGTGACCGGCGCCATCGTCGACGTGATCGAAGGATTCGGCACGGAAATATTGCCTGAACCATCTACCGGCGTAGCGCCGTTGCGAAGCGCGTCGGCAAGCGTGCTCTGCTCGCGCTCCCGCTGCTCCTGCTCCGCGAGCGCCTGGCGTGATTGCGACAGAGCGTTCTCGGTATCGAGCTGCTGCTGCTGCTGTGCAGCGCTCGTTATATGTTGCGCGACCTGGACCCCTTGCGAGAGAGAGTCAAAGAACGGCTGCAGGTACGGGTTTTCAGCCACCGAAACCTCCGGCTGCTGCCGCTGCATTCAGCTGCGAAAGAATCGCTGTCAATCCCCCGGAGAGTCCCCCTGCCGCTACGCTGCCAGGAGCCACACTCGTCCCAGAGCTTGTGCTCGTTCCGGTGTTGGTATTTCCCGGAGCTGCGAAGCTAAAGCCCGTCGCTGACTGGAGGGCCTGGAGCTGCTGCTGCTGTGCTGCGGCTTCGAGCTGCGATTGCAGACTTCCGACCGCTCCGGCTCTTCCTACTTCTGTTTGGAGAGCCGCCGTCCCACTCGCTCCCGAGTTTCCGAACCCGCGACTTGCGAGACTTTGCGCCAGGCGATCGCCGATCCCCTTGTAAGTCGTGTTTAGGTTGTCCGTTCCGGTCGTCATCGCCGGCGTGAGATTCGGCCCCTTCGTAATGAAGTTCTGGAGCGCTCCGGCTGTGGTCCCCTGCAGCCCACTTTGGATCGGCGAAAACGTCGGCGTGCTCGACCCGCTGGTCGTTGCCGCGCTGCTGGTCGTTCCCGTCCGAGATGCTGTCGTATTGCTCAGTCCCCCGAGCAGTCCCCCCAACGCTGTCATGATCGCCATAATCCGCCTTTACACTCCCCGCCATCACCAAATCTGCTGTCTTGCCGCCGCTCATCGTAAAGCTGCGCAGCGTGCCCTCTTCCCGAATGCCGACGCGCTTCATCAGCCCCCGAATGCTTCGGTTGTGCGCCAACACCGGACACGAGACACGCTCGTATCCCATCGCCCAGATTTCCTCCAGGCAAAGCCGCACCGCCCTATCCGTCGTCTCCCTGCCCCACGCCCACGGCGCAAAAAAACAATGCCCTACGCCCGATATCTTGTTGACCGGTTCGAACCCAAGCCACCCGCACAACCGCCCATTGCGCAGAACACCCCACGTCCGTCCACCGCGTGATTCCATCGACGCCGCCGCGTCTATCAGCGCCTGCGTATTCTGAAGCGCGAAATCGTCCGCCATCAATCGCAGCGCGGGTTGCACCCATTGCCACGCCTGGGGCAGCGCCCATTCAGGAAACGGTGTAACCAGTTCGATTCGCACCGCCTCGCGTGAAAGTCTCATCAGTCCTGAAAGTCGGAGTCAGTGGCCCGCGAGTTTGTTATTTGCTTGCAGCCAGATACAGAAAGCGCTTACGATGAGGCGATGGCAGCGAAAGCAGTTAGCAAAACGAAGAAGACCCGGACGGCCGCGACGACGACCACCGGAAGCGGCGCGCGCAGCGTGTCGAAAACGAAGACAAAAGCGCCCGTGGCGCAGACGGCGAAGAGGCCGGCCGCCAGGACAGCGAGAGCAACGGCCGGCTAGCCCGGGGAGGGTCCAATGCCCACATTGGAAGAACTCGAAGACGACGAACGAGAGCTTCGCCGCTTCCGTACGCCCCGCGCCGCTTCCGCACCGGCCCCGCTACCGGATGCGGGTGAACCGGAAGTCCTCGTCCAGGAGGAAGAGGAGAGAGAGCACCCCGACTCTCAGCCACAATCCGATGATGGATAATCGAAGGGTAGACAAGTTGATGATTTCCCTCGGATAGGAGTGGGGCATCCCCGAGATGCCCCACTTTTCGTTTACAGGATCTGCGCTCCCGGTCCTACCGCGGGCGGATCCGTCCGCCAGCCAATGAGATTGACCTGATCGAACGCCCAGGGCGTCAGGCTCGTCAGACCGTGCCGCAACGCTTCGCGGTATTCCTTCCAACCATCCACACCAGGGTTCTGCACCGGGAATAAATAGCGGATCTTATTCAGCGGCCAGTCGAGCGCCGTGATTTCGTCAAGGCTCACACGTACCCGATTAAAGTCCCGATCCGACGTCAGAAACGCGAGGTTCTCCAGCTTCAGGATCTGGAACGGCGCCGTCGTGTGGCTGTGCCACTGCGCCGGGAAGCTGATGTAGTTGTTCAGGCGGCCGCCCACGGCCGAGACCGGCGTCGGGATAAGACCGTTCACGTCGTTCGCATACAGAATTTCGAACTCCGCATCCGGATAAGTTCCCTGCACGTGCGCGACAATCGCGGCGCAGTGATCGTTCAGGCGGTTCGCCAGGAAGTCTGCATCGGCATAAGCATTCACTGAAGGATCGTCGTCAGGTGTCAGGAACGTGGCCAGCGCCCGCCCGAGCGCCGTCATTGCATCCGCGCTAATCGCGTCGTCGTAATAAGCCATCCCGGTTGGCCCGGCGAACGGTCCGCCCTCCTGAAAAAACCACCAGAGAAATTCGCCGAGCTGCAACTTTACGGGGAGGCCTGCCGCCGTCTGCAGCGCGGCCACGTGCAGGAACGCCGCTTTCTGGTAGGCGAGAAAGGGCGCGGCCATCGGTGAGCATTGCGCACTCTTGAGGCCGCCGAAGCCGGTGTCCGTCGTTACGGCCGTCGTGTCGGCGAACCGACACACCCACGTGTTAGCCGCGCCCGGGTGTCCGGGGATCGTCGGATCGTCCGGCGGGTTGACGATCTCAAGACTGAACGCGCTCGATACCGTGTTCCCGCGCGAAGCCGCCTCTGCATAAAGATCGGCGTGCCACGCCGCGGCGCCGTAGTTGAGAACCGGCGTCTGCGTCGGATCGACTACCCACGTGCCCGCCGTGCTGCCGGTCAGCGAACCGGTGACCGTGATCTGGTTTGGCGCCGTGTCCGCGTTGAGATAGCCGTGGAAGCCGGATATCTGGTAGGCCGCGCTCGTCGAGCGCACCGTGACAGTCAAGATGGACGCGGAGGCCGAAGCCCAGACACCGGAGAACGTCTCGTTGATGTAGAGCGCGAAATGTTCTGCCCACGTGTCGGCCGTCTCGTTCACGCCCACGAGCTTGCCGAGCGTCGTCAGACCGAATACGAGGAACAACCCGTCGCCCACGCTCGGACTGACTGAACTGAAGTCCACCGTCGCGCTGGCGAACGTTTGCGTTGCGTTGGCGCGCTGGTTCCACCAGAAGACGCCAATGTACTCATCAATGGGGCCTCCGGTAAACCCGAGCTGGTAGATCATCCACATCAAGCGCGACGGCGCGAGCTGGTAGCCGTGCTGTGTGTCGTAGTCGATAGCTGGAGAGCGATCGCTCCATGCGCCCGGTGCATCGGGCACGTCGGAAGCGACCGCCGCTTCCAGAAAATCAAAGTAACAGAACCCATACGAACCGATGCCACTCGGCGGAGCGTCCGGCGTTTTAATGGTAAGCACAACCGTGTGCTGGCCAGGCCCGATGCCGCTGGCGATCTTGCGCCGCGTCGAGATCGCTTCAGAGATCGCCGAGCCTGTGCTCGATGGAGTTCCCACCACGCCAGAGGAATAGGTCACAAGCATCATGTCTAGATCCGCTTGCGCAACGCCGTCGACCGTGACGCCAAAGACGCCGCGATCCGAATACACAGAAGTCCCCACCCAAAGGTCGTGAACGTGTCGATTCCAATACGTGATCGTGAGCGAGTCGCCCACCGTACTCGAGTAAATAGCGAATCCCTGGCTGAACCAGCCCACATCTGTTGTGTTCCACGTCCCGACCGCCTTCGTCCAAGCGTCCGTCTCTTCGACGCGCACAGAAGCGGGCCCGGCGACCTTCAGTTCGGCCAGACTGTTCGGATCCGCCGTGATGCCCCAGTTAGAGAAAACCGCGTCGGCCGTCGTGTCCGTATAAGCCGCGCTGTCGGCCAGCTCCGGAGCGAACGTGAGCCACGCCTGGCGCAGATTGTCGATGCCGAGCGCCGTGAAGTCGATCTTGCAATGAAACGTCACGGCAGAACTGCCGCCGGCGAGCTGAACCGGACTCGTCTCGCTGAAGTTTATGTGCGTCGGATCGGTCGTAGTCCAGTACAGCCGGATCATATTCGCATCGCTTCCCGGCCGCGTGGCAGTGATCGTTATTGTGGCCGTCGTCGCGTCGATGACGGCGCTTGTGGCCGAAAGCCCATGGATATTACCGCTGTAATCGTAATCGTTTACACCGAAGCCGCGAGTGCCCCCCGTAGTGGAGGCGCACAGTTGGGCCGCGATTGTGCCGGCATCCTCGCCGCCGGCCGCGAAGTACGAATACTGATCGTTTTCAAACCACAGCGAGATCGTGTCGCCAGCGGTTAGGCTCGGCAGGTTGAGCGTGAGCGTGATGCTGGCAGCAGCGTGAGAACCGCTGGCCACCGTCGTAGGGTTTGTGTTCGCAAGTTTGGTTGCACTCGTTCCCGTCAACGTCGTTTGGGTGTTATCGAACGAAAGATCGACGCTGCCGACCGTGCCATCACCGCGAATGAAATCTAGGTAGCAAAAATCGATTGTCGGGAATTTGGGCGTGTCGAGCGGCGCCAGGCCGGTGTACGTGACGTCGAACTCCAAAACGACGCCGCGCAGATCTCCGTCCGGAAGCGCTTTGAGTCGCGGATGGTGATAGAAGTCGTCGGTGTCGAAGATCACGAGCACCCAGAACGCCGCTGGATCGCGAAAGATGCCGGAGACGGTAAAGCCCGTCGCGCTCGCGCCGTGCATGGCCGCCGGTGAATCGATGCCCGAGAAGCCGCGGAAGTACATCGACCGGTTGGGTTGGAACTTTGTGACGACTTCAGACACGGCTACCTCAGCTCAAACGTCAGACCCGCCCCCGGAAAGCTAACCCCGGTCAGCAGCGCCGGCACACTCGTAATATCTAGCCGCAGCAACGCATCTTGCGGAATCGGCGGAAACGCCGACACGTCCGCCATTGTTATCTGTCCACTCGCGGAGAGCGCTGGGCCCCACGCCGTACCGTTCGTGAATAGCTGCACCGTCACCGATCCGCCGATCGGCAAGATCGAGAGGATAATAATCCCCTTCGTAGGCTGGAACTTCGCCGGCGTCGTTACCAGCGCGGCCGCGCCACTCTCGACGGCCAGAATATCCGGCACGGTCAAAACGATTTGCGAGACGGTAGACGTTGTCGACGTGCTCGCGGGCGCAGCGGGATTTTCCGTTGGGGTGTCCTTTAACGCTTTTGAGATGCGCCGCATTCGTTCGTTCAGCGTGGGAAGGTCGATCTTCTTGAGCTGGAGATCGCCGACGGAATTGAAATCAGAGGGCATTAGTCAGCCTCCGGAGTCTCGGCATCGGCGCCGCGAATGAACTCTTTCCATCCCCAGGCTTCCGGCTGCGCTGTGCCCACTTCGCGCATCCAGGCACGGATCGAGTAGACGCGGCCTGTCGGCGTTCCTGCTCCCTGCGGAGTGGCCCTCAGGCGCCACAGACGCCCGCGCAGGTTCGGAGGAACGCGGAATTCGTAAATGTCGCGGTCCGACTCCGGCCCGTCGAAAGTGAACCGCGGCGAGAGGCCATCGGGCAGATCGGTAGAAATCTCGATATTGAACTGCCCCACGGTGTCCGCTTCGAAGCGCTGCGCCATCTGAACGCGTTCACTGCTGAAGTCGAGCACCTGTGTGGAGCGAATCGACGCATCGCGCTCTTCTAGCGACCAATAAATATAGAGTCCCTGCACCGCCGGCGGGACGTTGCCGCCTTGCGTCGGGTCGCCGGTTGGATCGAGCGGATCGATCTCGGTGCGGACGCTGATGTGGTACGGCCCATCGTCGCCCCAGTCATCCGGAAGCGGCATGTAAAACTTTTGGCGAGACGTTCCTGTGAACGATGCCTTGTAAGGAGCCGGCACGGATGACAACGGCCCAGCCGTGTCCGTTGCGTTGAACAGCAGCCACACGTTCATCGTGGCGCCGTTTAGTTCCGCATCGATGACTACTTCCTGATAGTCCTTCGCCTGGTCGCCGAGCCCTTGATCCAAGAACCGCGTTTGCCAGACGCTCGGAGCCGTGCCAGCGACCTGGCGCGACATGAGTAGATAACCTTCCGCATCCCCCGCGAACCAGGTGTATTTGTTGCCGAACGGGATTGCCGTCGTCAGCGCAATTCCGAAGTTGCTGGTGAAGCTCGCCCATCGGTCAATCTCGGGGTGGTAAAGAAAAGCGGCGCCGATGATGTCTCCAGGCGATCCTCCGCCATTCCCAAGCACGGCCGTTCCGTTCTGATAGCAAGCAAACGGGTATTGCGGCGTGCCGAGAAGATCCTGCCCGCGCTGTCCAGCTACGATGTCGCTGAACCCAGGCTTGAGCCAGCGCTTTCCCATAAACACAGGCGCAAGCTTGTCGCTCGCGCACTTGATGGCATACATATCGAACCGGTACACGCCATCCGGCCCGAGCGCGAGATCAAAGCCGCCGGCTTTCGTCACACAGCCCTTGTCGATAATGCCCGAGGTCGCTTCCGTTTCCGTGAGCTGGCCCGTGACGATGTCGCCGTACACCGTCCATACGGTGCGTTGCTTGTAAATGGCCAGCACTTCCGTGTGCAGGGTCATGTCTTTGATGCTGTCGTCGGGGAGCCCAACCTGCGTCCAGTTTCCGGTCTCGGCGTTATCTTGCGAGGCCGGGAAAAGCGGGATGCCGTTCTGGCTCCAGTACATGCGTCCGTTCTTCCAAGCGGCCAGCACGTTGAAGTACGGCCCGGCGATTCCCATATCGTCGCTCGCCACTCCACTCGGCGGCGGGTCGTTCGTCGTTGGCATTTCGATGCCGACAAGCGTGAGCTGCAGGTCCGGTGCGCCGTCCGTGTAACTCGTCGTCGTCGCGTCTGCAAACTCGATCACCTGATAGGCGTTGCCGAGCGTCCCGCCCTCGCGGTAAAGCCGCTGCCGCACGATGTCTTGGCCGGCAGGGGGAGCGTCCCAGGTAAGATCCACCAGCCCGTTGCTTGGCGTCACTTCGGCGCTCACTGGTCCAGGATTCGTTTCGAGGCCAGCCGAATTCACGAAAGTGCGGTAATACTGATAAGTTCCGACTGCTCCCGCGCTGGCATCAACCGCGAAGCCGCCTTCCGCAATCGGCGCGGTGCCTGGGGCGGCCGGCGCGCCAGCAACGCCACTCGTAGGCATCAGCACGGCTGAAGGCGTGGCAATCGTGTCCACCCACGGCGTATCATTGCTCGGGTACGTCGATGTGAGTGCCGTTAGGCAATAGGCGCCGGTCGGGTCCAGCCCGTTGCCGAATTGCTTCAGGAACGTCGAGGAACCAGAACCAGACTGCCGGTAAAGCCGAATCGCGCCCACGGCAGCGTAGGGCAAACCGAGAATCGCGTTAGCTCCGCCCGCCGAAGAAATCGTTACACCCGGGCCTGGCGCAGATTCGTAAGGCGTGAGAAAGCCGCCACTCTCCGGAGCCGCGAACGTTACATAAGTGCAGTAGTAAGTGTAGTCGCCCACCAGCGGGCCATCGCCGCTCGTGTTGGCTACCGCTGTAATCGATGAACCTGGGATGTCCGGAAGCCACGGCGTCACAGCCGTTCCCGGGAAAATCTCGGTGAGGATCGCCGGATCGATCTTAAGTTGCTGGAGCGGATCGTGAACCCAAATGAAGCCGTTCCAAACGACAATACTTAGCCGCTTGCCGCTCAGCCCGGACGCGACCAGAGTCACGAAGCTGCCATCGCGCCAATAGTAGAGTGCCGTGCCCGCACCAACCAGGAACGCGCCGCTCACGCTGTATTGTGGAGTACTGAAACTTCCGAAGCTAATGGACACGATCCCGTTGGTGTACGCCTGCGTCGTCGAGAAATCGTCGAGCTTATAAACGGAATGAACCGGCTGGCCGTTCGGCGCTCGGCCGAGGCGCCAGAACGTATCCGCGCCGCGGAGTTCGCCGGCGCTATCGACGCGCCAATTGCGAAAGTCGATCGCATCGCCTTCGGGCGTCTTGTCGCTGGGCGTAAGTAGATTTAACCCGCCGGGGAAGATCCGTTGTTCTTCGCGCTTCATTACTCAAGCCCTCCCCAGTAAGTCGTAAACACCTGCTCGTAGAGCGAAATCATGGACTGAGCCGCCGAAACCACTTCGGGCATGGCGTATGGGCTTTCCTTCCCGCGAGCACGTGCCAGCGCGAAGTACAGGAAATAATCGGCCACCACGCCCGGAATCGGTACCGTCGTCTGCGTTGTGCTCACCGCCGCCGGCGTCACGTGGCTGATCGTCTCCAGCTCAGCGCTCGATGACTGCACCGGGTACAGCGTCACCGTGCCGAGCGGCCCGGCGTCCATGCTGTAGCGCGATGGCAACACGCCAGGCGAGCACAGCGTCTCAGGCCAAAGCGAATCGTAGGCAAGCAATTCCGCGGCCGACGTTGGCCGAAGCTGTTGGCCATTGACGCTCACGTGGATCGAATCGATCCAATCCGCCGGCAGTGCGAGAACAGGCGTCGGCGTTCCCGGGACGCTCACAATCTCGCGCGAGACGAAAAGGCCCAGCTCCGCCAGGCGAAGTGCCGCCTCCTGGAAGTACCCGTACACTTCGCTCTTTGTGAGCCAGTCCGCGACATCGGTCCAAGCGAATGCGCCGACGCGAGAGAGGAAGTCGATTTCGGTCTGCGTTAGGTCCCAGCTCATTTCACCCTCGTGAGTTCGAATGGCATAGCCGTCGCGAAGCCGCTATCCCGTTGCCGCTCGCGAATCAGATCACCGACCTTCTTCGCTTCCGCCATGAACTCATCCCGGTAGCCAGAGAATTTGGCCAGCTCCTGGCCGCCCTCGATTTGGCGCAAAGCCCACGCCGAATAGTTCACGGGCGCATACTGAGAAGCCGCGCGGAGCTGCAAGCTATCGCCGTTCGCCTCCATCGTGGCCGGACAGCACGCGTAAACGATGTTGAGCGTGTCGGCCGCCGCCGGTTGCGGGTAAATCGCCAGCCAATCGAGCCCGCGCAGAACGTAGCGCTGAGGAATGCCCGGCGTGTTCTGCCAGCCGCTATCGAGCGCTTCAAGTTCGGCGATCGTCGCCGGCCGGAGTTGCTGGCCAGACGAATTGTAGACCCTCCGCGGCAGGATGAAGTCCGGCAGTGTGGCGAGGACGTTGTATGCGAGCTGTCCACCCGTGAGCGGAAACGGGAGCGTCCGTTCGAGACAGAGCGAGAGCAGCACAAAGAGGCGCTGCGCCTCATTCAGCGCTCCCGTGGCGTTCGGATAAAAGACGCCGCCGCCATCGTTTAGCTTCGTCCACGTCAGGGCCTGGAGTTGAGTGAGGGTCATGGCTAGTACGTGTACTGCGCGAGCACAGCTTGCCCCGTCGTTGGAATCGCGGCGCCCAAGAACACGATCAGCAGGCCCGAGGCGTTATAGTCCGTCCCAAGCAGCTTGAGAGTGCCGTTGACCGTTACGATGACCGGCGTGAGCGGTGGAAAGCTCACCGTGAAAATCGCGTTCGTCCCGTTCACGACGCCCGCAGGGGCCTCGCTTTTGAATGTTCCCGCGCCAGTGGCCAGGTCCGCCGAGTCGTCCAGCAACAAGTTCCGCGCAATCAGCGGACCGCTGGAACGCAGAACGCGCTGTATCCGGTGTCTGGTGTAGCTGGATTCGAGACGCATCCGCTCGTTCGGGTGCTTGCCGTTCTCGACGTGGATTTGCCCGTTGAGATGCGCCTCGTAGCGAGACTCCCACCGCATCGCCTCGTTCGCGTCTTTGGAAAGGTCCGCTTTCGCTCCCGCGATGATCGCCGCCGAGGACACGAAGGCGAGCGGCCCGTCTGTCGTACTGCTTCCGTCGAATCCTTCGCCGATCAGATCGAACGTAATCGGATAGCCCTGCGCCAGCGTCGGAACCGGGTACAGAAGCACGCGCTGCACCGTCTCGCCCGTCTGGCTGTCAACGCCGTCATCCTTGAGAACATAGTCGGTAGCCGGGCAGTTGATGGCGAGAAACGAGCCTTCCAATTCTCCGAAGACGTCCTCGTCGATGGCGTCCAGCAGCGCGCCGTTTACCGGACTGCCAACTGAGCGCAGCTCCCGGCAATTGTCCGGCAAATCATAATACGCTTGCGCGAGCCAGTACGGCCCGGAAGTGCCTCCCTCGAACGGGCGGTCGAGGGTGAGCGACGTTCCGTCAACTATAGTTGCCGTGTAAAGCGGCCCATAGCCAAGGAACAGCTGCCAGCCGTTCATCGCCGCCGTCCAGGACGTGCCGACGCCGACGCCGGCCGTCGATCCTGGCGTGAGCGTAATCGTTCCGGTGTTATAAGCCGCCGTCGTCTCGAGGTAGCCAGAGCCTTCGATGCCCTTCCAGTTCATCGCGGAGAGGATCAGCTCATAGCGTCCCCGAATCGCGTGATCGATGGTGTCGAGCTTAGTGCCCGGCCCAGCGAACTGCTGAAGCAGGATGCGTATCTGACCCCATGAGTATTGATTGACCACTTAGAAAGCCCCCAGAACGCGGTAATTCGTGCCGTCGCACATGCCGGTAACATGGCTGCTTCCGCCACTCGCGATCACATTGCCGACCGTAGTCACGCTCGAATCGCTTACGCGGATGATGGCGCCCTCGCCGGCCGTCGCGCACGCCGTCCAGCTCGCGAGCGCTAGCGGTGGGATCTGAGCGCCCTGCGCCAATTTGAAGACGCCCGTCGAGTCCATCGACGCGCGCAACGCGCCGCCCGTCAGGTCGTAGATGCAGAACTTGTTCGCGCAGCCGTAAGCGGTCTCGCTGGAGTTCCCGACACCCGCCCAAAACCAGCGGCCGGAGCCCTTGTACACCGTTGCTGTAATGGCGCTCGTTCCGGTGCTCGTGTTGAGCAGGTACATTGCCGCATAGTTGACGCTCGACGTGAAGACGGCCGAGCCGCCGGTGTCCCAGTCCGCGTCATAGCGGTTGTTGGTCTTGTCGTACAGATACCAGGAGCTGTCCGATTTCTTCAGCCCGGCCCGGTACTCGTGGGAGCTATTGGCATAAGAGATGTTCACGTCAGTCCCAGAAACGCTCGACAAACTGCGCAGGTTGAGCATCGGATTAAAGCCGCCGTTCGTGGCGGACTGCATGATGTTAAGCGAGCCGTTCATGAACTTCGACACTTCCGTGCTCGTCGCCGCGCCGCCGATCACATTGGAGTTGACCAAATCCGCCAGTGCGAGCGCCCCAGCATCGTTCGGATGCAGACCGTCGCTGAATAGTCCCATCGCGTTCGCGTCGGCATACGCCGGCCATTGCGTGTAGGCAGAAATGTAGCCGTAGCCTGCGGAGGTTGCCAAGCTAAGCATCGCCGCGATCGCTGTCGGCTGGTTCGAAGAGCAACTGAGATTCGAGCAAGGTGGCTCAGCGAATAGCAGAATGGAGCTTCCCCGCCCCGCTTGGTGCGTGGCGATCGCGGCCAGCTCCGTCGCAAAGGACGGCGAACCGCCTACCGTGCCGTATTCCGCTTCGTTCGTGCCGAGGCTAAGAACCGTCAACGCATCGCCGCTTTGCAGGTCCGAAAAATCAAAGTGCCCGACGTAACCGAGCGCCTGCATGCTCCCGACCGCGTAATTGTCGATCGCGACACCATAGGTGTTTGCCACCCACTCGGCGCCGTAGAGATAGGAGAAGCCAGTCCCGCCGGCCGTCAGGACAACTGTGTGAGATCCAGCCGAAACCGTAAAGCTTGTCGCCACGGCCGTCGCGGATCCGGCGATAGTTCCGCACGCCGTGCCCGCGCTCGTCCCGTCGATCGCGACGTCCATGCCGCTCGATGAGTCGCTGGTTCGCGCGCAATACACAATCAACGTTGTGCCGCTGTGGGCGCTCATCGTCGCCGTCGCTGCGGGCGACATCTTCACAAGGGTGTTGAGTGTTGTGCCCGCTGATGGGACTTGCTGCGGCCCGATGGCCGTCGATGTCGTCCAGGTGCCCGTCAGCGTCCAGGCGGTTCCGTCGACGTTCGGCACGCCGCTGGTAATCACCGAGAGCATCCCGGTTCCGTGCGAGACGTAGCCGGCGTTCGTGATCGCCTGGCGCAGATTGTTTACCCAAAGGCTTGCTTTGTCGGCTGGCCCGGTACCGGACGAGCAGGAAACGTTCGAGACGCACCGGGAAATCGAATCGGCGAAGACCTTTACGCGCACTACTTGTGTCGCCGACTTCGCCAGCGCCTCGCGCCAGGCGACCAGGTTCGAAGGCGTTCCGATGTCTCCGAATGCGTTGATCGTCTGCGTTGGGAAGCTGCCAGTCACTGTCGTGTTGTTCCCGGCGATGATGCCCGGCGAGCTCGTACCCGTGCCGCCCGCCGAGATAGGCAAGGGCGAAGTAATGCCGTTCAGCGGCTTCCAGGCGGATCCGTCGCACCATACCAGCATCGACACCGACCCGCTGCCCGCGAGCGCTCCGAAAATGCTCGTCGCATCGTCTACACCTTCGACCTGGGTAACGATGGATGAGTTGCAGGTCGTAAGGGCCGCAACGTGCTGCGTATTCACCTGGAACTGGCTGAACTTGTTCACGCCCGTCATCACGTTCGCGGAGGCCTTCAGCGGCACAACGGAAGTGACTATGTCGCACTCGCCTGGCGTCGAGGAACAATCGAGCGCGCCGGATCCGCCGGTAACGATATTGCCCCAACTCGCCACGCTGCCGTTGGTAACCAGATAGCCAGCCGTGCCAGTTTCGGCGGGCAGCGTGCCCGTGCCCGAGACGGCCGCCGTAATCGCCGTCCGCACCGCCTTCTCTGAGGCCAAGTTGCTATCGCTGCCGGGACTGCCGAGCGTCGTGACAAGCCCGAGGCCGGCACCGAGCGCCGCGCCGGTGGTGCTGTTCCACTGCACGATGTTGCCGCTCACGGTCGTTCCCGGCGTCGTGATGGCGCTTCCGCCAGCGCCGCAGGCCGCGCCAGAGTCGATCAGGTTGCCGTTTGCATCCCACTTGGCGCAATGGTCGGTGGCGAACGTGCCGACTCCGCTGACGAGCGAGTCGGGGCTGGTTCCCGAGAGAAATGAGGCGAAGTCCGCTAGGCCAAGATCGTGCGGCCCGACCGTCGTTCCATCGCCGCCGTTGTACTGCGCAAACTGCCCGGACGTTCCTGTGTCAATCGTTCCCGTGCCCGTTCCGCTCGCGCCGGTGTCGCCCTTCGCTCCGGACGCTCCCGTTGCGCCGGGTGCTCCCGCCGCTCCCGCAGCTCCCGTTGCGCCCGCCGGTCCCACAACGGCGCCGGCGTCCAGGGTGTCGCCGTTCAAGAGCGTAACGATCAGATGGCCCGATCCGTTCACCGCCGCGCTCCGGATGCCGCTGGATCCACTTCCGCCATCACCGTTGCCGAGCGGAAAGCCGCTACTCGGCCACGTCCCGGCTTTCGGCCCGTAAATGATCCACGTACTCGTGTTTACGTAGAAGTCGCCATCGCTGCCGAGCGTGTTCGCCGGCAGGCCTACGCCGTTGCGGACTGTGTTGACGCTGTGCGGGTGCGAGCTGATGCCTACGGCTTGCGGAAACGCCGGCAGGCCCAGCAACGCGAGAAAAAGGATAAGTTTGCCCACATCCGTTTAGTCGGAGTGTGGGGCAGGGCGTAGTTTTACTGGACAACGATGGAACAGTACGATCTTTCGCATCTAATTCCCACACGACAGGGTTTCAACGATGGTGTTGGCGGCTGTCAGCGTCCCGGTGTACGTCACAGCGAGGCCGGTCTTGGAAACGCTGCCTACCGAAACGTTGGTCAGGGTTTGCGTGCCTGATTCCGAGTGATTGCAGATAGGAGTCGCAAGAAAAGGCGTCGGGAAAGTCAATGTCGCGATGGCGCCCGTGGTTGGGCTGCCAGCCAGGGTGATCGTGAAAGAAAGCTTAGTAGAGCCACCGCCGGCGGCGGTGACAGTCGAAGAACCCCAGCCGGACGTGAGCGCTACGCCTCCCGTGGCGAGAGCTGTTCCAGTGATAGACGCCGAGCCCCAGACCGTCGCGGACATGTTGTCGTAAACATTCCCGTTGATGTTTTGAAAGCTGACGCCTCCCAGATCGTAAAAGATCGATCCGCTTGCCATGTTGAACAGCGATCCGGTCCCGGTAGTGCCGCGGATGTTCGAGTCGCCAATATACACTTTGCCGCCACTGACGGCGTGAATCGTGGTCGTGCTCGTCGAAAGTCCGTTGAGCCGACTCTGACCGTGAACTACCAGCGTTCCTGCAGAGCCGATGTATACGCTGTCACTCCCGGAACTTCCTTCAAGCCAGCACGACCAACAAAGGAGATTGCCTTCTACGTCCACATTGGCGGTTGTTTGAGTGACCCCGGTCCCGCCAGCAATGTTATCCCCGAAGGAGTTCAGCGATCCGCCGCTCTCTACCTTCAGCGATTGCTGCCCCTGCCAGGCGTTACCCATGCTGGTGGAGTTGAAAGCCGTAACGTCAAGCGCCGTGTAGCCAAATTGCAGTGCGCCGCCGTTCAGTAACAAGCCAGTGACGGCATTGTTCTGAATTCCTATGAGTGACGTAGAAAGCGCCCCGAAGCCCGAGGCGTTAACGAATATCAAGCGCGACGACTGACCAACGTCGAGCAGCACGTTGTTGTGAGTTGTGCCGCTGAGCGAGTACCCTCCGCCCCACATGCCGAAGTTCTGCATAATGCTGGAGGTAATGCCGAAGAAGCATGATTTGCCGCCCGCCCCATGGGTGCAGCTCGTGAAATCGAAATTCGGAGGCAAAAGAAAAATCGTGGAAGTTATGCCAGCGCCATTGTAAGAGGAGACCCGGTAAGGCGCCCCGCTAGTCGTCGCGCAACCAGAATTCGAATAGAATTCGGCGTGCGAGACAACAGACATTCCTGCCGGAAACTGGACGCCGCTGCAAGACGAGGCGGCGGACGATGTGACCAGATCCCACGCCGCTGTGTCGTCCGAACCCCAAGTAATCCACATGTTGCTCGCCGAGGCACTCGCGTTAGAACTGGCCGTAATCGAGGTCGGCGAGTTGACCGCCGAAATCGTACTTTGAGCAAGATACAGGGGCGAGGAAGAATTGCTCCCTGTGACCCACACGACTTTGCCCACGTCAAGGCTGGAAAACTTGCAGTCGCTGCAGGAAACAGTGGCCGAATTATTTGTGATCGAGGCATCGTTTCTGTACTGCCCATCGGCTTTCACGGTGATGCAATTCGCTTGGCCAGCGCACGATTTAGATGCATAGAGTAACGACTGGCTTGGCGCACTGAGCGCGTTGCCGCCCCCGCTGTTGACGAGGTACGTTCCGTAAACAAGGGCGCTCGGAGGGTACAGCGTAAGAGATGCGACCCCAGCGCTGCCGGTGGCCGCCGCTTTTCCGTAAATCCGCGTCCCGGATGCAATTGACGCCGGTGATGTCGTTCCCGAGTCTCGGCAGTCGCTTGCCACGGCGGTGCCTTGAATTACCAGGTTCCCGGTGACGGTAGCGTTTTCGAACAAGCAATTCTGCGTCCCAGAATTCGCGAGGGTCACGCTGGCATTCGCGCTCACGGAAGACTGCGCAACGCCGGTCCATGCGCCCCCTGCCGTAAGCGGGATCGCTTGACCGGAACTGTTGAGCATCCAGAGCTGGCCGGACGCTAGATTCGCGCCAGCGGTGTAGGTTTGCGCCGCTGCTAGCCCGGAGGCCAGCAGGGCGAGCGCAATCAATCGCTTCATGCGTGTTTGTCCTTAAGAAGTTAAGTCGGCGCTCACGGCGTATGTGTAACTCGACGAGTCGCCCTCCTGCACCTGCACATCCCAATACACCGGCAACGTGTCGGCGATTGAGAGCTTCACGTCACCACGCGCATCCTGCGGGTATTGCGTGAGTTCGTATACGTAAACGCCCGTGGCGGTGATCGCCACTGGCGCCGTCAAGAGCACCGCCGGGTTGCCCGTCGCGTCGCCGTGCGTCAGCGTCACTCCGTCCCACGAATACCCCCGCAGAACGAGCGTGAGGCCGCCGGTACCGGAGGCCCCCGACACGTCGAGATAGACCCGCACGTAACGGTGCTCTCGGCTATGGATGAGCGCCGAGGTCGCCGTCGCGGTGCGCGCCGCGCTCGAAAGCAATATCTGCCGGCTCTTCATTAGAGCCTCTTCAGCGTCACAACGACCACCACTCCGACCAAGGCCGTCAGTGTGCCGCTGTAAACCACGGCGAGCCGGTCGCCTGCCGCCATCACGAGATCAGCAGCCGTAGCGCTCAGCGTAGCCGCTTGCGGCGTATTGGCCGTCGTTTTGAGACTCAGAGCCGCCGTCACCAAGCCCGTCCCAGCGCCAGGCGCCGTTGTGCCGGTGTCTTTCGAGAACGAGATCGTTACAGTGCCGCCATCGCTGCCGGCCGTCGAGTGCACTTCCTCGATCGCGATAACCTGATAAGCCGCGTCCGCCAGAAATATCGATTGCGTCGACTGGCTGGACTTTTCACGGTAGATCACCGGGAAAGTAGAACCCGCGATCGCGCCCGCCGCCGAAATCCCGAACAGCACAGTCTTGCTGCTGTCTTGGACTTCGAGCAGGTTGGCCGATTGCGAAGCCGCGCCGCGAATGGTGCACACTACCTCGGTCTTCTTGACGTTCTTTAGGAGCAGCCGGGTAAGATCTGAAAGATTTGCCATTGTTTTTGTGGTGGGCCGAGGATCGATATCACCGACGAGGGCGACTGACGATCCTCCTGCCGCTACTCCTTTTAGGCGCTGGGTGCCGCCGCCACTCCGTAAAAGCTGTTGTAGCCGGACGAGAACTGCATCCAGCCGGCCGTCTTCATCGAACGTGACTCGAAATCGATGCCGTGCACGGTGTTGAAGGCTTCGCGGTCGTACCACCGCAATTCGGTCTCCGACGTGTCCGCCATGATGCCCCAAGCGTGCGCATCGTTCAGGTAGTCCCACACCTCGACGTTCTCGAACGAGGTCATGCCGACGCGTTGCTTGAACGCGTTGATCGCGCGATTCGCAGTGTCCGGACGAGTGTCGCCCTTGAGCTGCTCCACGCCCACGAACTCGAGCTCCGGAGGAAGCCACAGCGTCTTTGGAACGATGCGCTGCCTCAAGCCACGGTGATTCACAGTGCGCCGCAGCAACGTCAGCAGCAAACGAATCGAATCCACGTCGGGATCCGCTGCGGTGGCCAGCACGTTGCTCTGCGTCCCGCCGCCGATGAGCGGATGGGACTGCGAGAACAGCGGCACACCATCGGGTCCGTTAACGGTGAAGCCGGTATTGAACGTGTACGCCGCACTCACTTCGCGCGTTTCATGCGCCGACTTGCCCAACTCTTTCGCCAATTTCGCGAAGACGCCGAACTGGTCGTTGTCCATCGCAATTTTGGTGACTTTGAAGCCGAGCCCGTACTGCAAGTGAATGTAGTTCTTGCGGAAGCCCGGCAGCGGCGTATCGAAACGCACGCCGACGCCTTCGCCTACGACCGGGATCGTGCCGAAGCCGGTCACTTCGGTCGTTTGTTCGAGCGAGCGTTTGCTCGTCATCATCCGGAAGAACTTTTGGAACTGAGGCGGGAACTGGTTGTACCGGTTCATCACGACCTCGTCGATGGCCGGGAGCATCGAGGTAAGGTTTAAATCCGGCAGTAACTGTCTGACAATCATTGTGTTTTCTCCGCTGCGTTGCTAGGGGTTGCTGGAAAGGGCCGCGACAGGCCGCTAGACGCCGGCGCTCCCTTGCGCATAGGCATGCTTGAGAATCAAAACCTCGACGATGGCGTAAGCGCCCTCGGCGTTCCGCACGTCGCGATAGATGTCCTGGACCCGCAGATCGAGAGCGGCGGTCGTAGCAATCGTCGATGCGTCCACCTGCATCGCGCTCATCAGCGTGCCGTTAGTCTGCGCGGTGTTGTTCACGTCGGCGTTCTTGCCGATGTGCGAGGCAACCGAGATGCTGGTCGTGTCATCGCACTGCGCTTCGAAGAGAGCGCCGGGATCGTCAACGACGGTGTGCCATGTGATCGAGGACGCGGCGCCGTAATTTAGCGAAGATCCGATGATCAGGGTAGTGCCAGGGGTCCCGCTCGTGTACGTCTTGACACCAGGCGTCGGAAGTAGCTGACCTTCTACGGTTGCCGAGGTCGCGGCTTTCGCGACGAGATCGAACGCGTAAATCGCGGCTGAGTCTGCGGCGGCTTTAGCGTATTGCTTTACGCCAACCGGCGCGCCAGCGGTATCGACCATGAGTGGCCGGAATCCGTGCGGCCAGTTGTTGTTTCCCATGTCCGATAAGTCGGAATGGCAAGAACGCGAGTCCACGGGCGTCCAAAAACACGATGAGCGCGGCCACCACAACCGCGCCCACCGTGCTACTCACCATGACTGAAAGGAGATCTATGGAAGATCTAACTGCTTGTCCAGTTAGTCGGAGGATGATGGCCCGGGTCCACGCTCGACCGAAATACCCATTTCGTAATCGCCCTTCTGGCTGCGCACGATGTCGCCAGGGCGCATGAGTTCGAGGCCGAGACCCTTCGCTTCCGATTTGAGCTTCTCGATGTTCTGCTGCGTCTCGTCATTGATGGCGCGCAGCTCTTCGTTTGAAAGATCGACGACGGCCTGCTTACGTTTGTCGGCGATGCGCTGCGGGATTTCGCCCACCACCATCGTTCCGAAGCGAACCGGATCGCCGTTCGCATCTTTGACGATGCGGTAATCGCGTGTGCCGAGGCGCTGGTTCACACTGTTCGACAGCAGCTTGATCGCGAAGCCCGGTTTCTGGTACTGCCTCTTAATGGCTTCGAGCGGATCGCGCAGGCCGAGCGGATCGAAGTCGAGATCGCCCCACGAGTCGAGGTCTTTTTCTTCCTGGCTGAGGCCCACTTCTACTTTCGGATAGCCTTTCGCGGCGCGCAGCGCGTCGAGTTCGGCTTGCTTCGCAATCAACTCTTCGTTTGTCGGCCCGGCCAGGCGATCGCCAAACGCCGGGTCCATCTTCGTTGGTTTCGGTAGTGCTGCTGCTGTGGTCTTCTGTGCCATGGCTAAACTTGGTTACCTCCGGTGTAGACGATGCCCTTCTTCGCGCGGTCCTTGTAGGCTTTCTCGTCCACGCCCATTTCGCGGCAGATCGATTTCTGGAAGTCGCTCAGCTCGTCGTTCTCGTCGTCCGAGGTCGTTTTTCCTTTACCCTTCGACTTGTCGCCGCCCGCGGCGGCCGCCCGCTCTTCGCGTTCGTCCTGCTCCGCTTTCGTGACGATCTTGCCGGACCGCACGCCTTCCAGATAGGCATTGTTCGCCGCCTGGCGTGTCGCCACGCCCTTCGGAACGCCCGCCGCCGTCAGCGTTTGAAAGTGCTTCGCCGTCGACTTGAAAAACTCGCTCTTCTCGTCGGCCAGCTCCGGATACTCTTTCGCCAGCGCTGCGTCTTCGGTGAGCTGACGGGCACGCGATTCGATGCGCGAATCGACGCTTTCGCCGGAGACGAACCCGAGCTTTTCAGCGAGTTCCTTGAAGCCCTTCACTCCTTTTTTCGAGAGCACCTCAAGCGGATCCTCTTCGGTCTCCGTCTCGATGGGCGTGTCGGCTTTCGCCGCCGGTTTCTTCTTCGCCTCTTCGTGCCAGTACCGGGCCGCCTGGTCTTTTTCGGCGATCTGCGCGTCTTTCGCCGTGCTCTCAGCCTTCAGCGCGTCGATCTGAGCTTGCAGGGCGGCCATCGCCGCCGTGTTATCGACCGGCGGTGCAGCAGCTCCGCCGCCGCCGTCCGCTCCGGCTGCCGCCTCGTCGCATAAAACCGTCTTCCAACAGTCCAGAAATTTCAAAGGTTCAACTCCTTGCCGAACGCCGTGCCAGCGTAGAGGTCCGCGCGTTTGCGCACGTATTCCTCTTTGCACGTGGCACAGACGACGGCGTAAATGCCGTCGATGTTGATCACGTACATCCGGGTTGTCGGAAGATTATGCGAATTGTTCAGGGTTTCCGTTGGGATCTCGCAGATCTGGCAACCCTTGGGCACCGTTCCGGCGAGGACATCGAGCGCGTGGGCGTGCCACTCGTGGCAGCGCGGACACATACGTTGCCCAGTGGAGATGTTTATGAGATCGGACGGCCCGACCTGGCGCGAACACCAGTGGCAGCGTTCGGCCATGACGACGAGCGCGCTCATTTCTCGTGGTGGAAATTGTCGGCGAACTGCGCACGCTTGCGCTCTGCCGGATCGGCCGAGTGCTCGGCCTTCTTGATCCTGCTCATCGGGATCGGCTGACCTTCCGGGATGCCCAGGTCTTCATGCAATAGCCCTTTGTGCGTCGGCTTGATGTGGACGCCCGCCGCTCTGTTCTCGCGGTCGAGGACTTTCTCAAACCCTGGATGTTTGCTTGTCTTCATAAGAGTTCTCCTAACCAACCACCGTGATCGTGTCGCCCGCTGCAATCGCCACGCCGGGCCCGAGCACGAAGCTATTTCCAACGATCAGATAGTGAATGCCCGGCAGCAGCAGCACGCCGCCCGCCGTCCCTTGCGACCAAAAGATCAGCGCACCCGCCGGATGCGGCAGGTAGAGCGCGTGAAACGCGATCACGTTCGTGACTGTGTACGTTCTCATCGGTTCTCCCTGAGCACCATGCAGCTCCGCGGGACGTACATATTTCGCTCCTGATCACCAGCTCTCTCTATCAGCGCTCCTAGAAAGCTTTGGATCTCGGTGCCGCGCTCGCACCATTCGGCGTGTTTGCCACGGCCGAACACGCACCCTTCGCAGCACTTCTGCGGGTCGGGTTTGTAGAGGCGGGAAACGAGATCGCTCACACGTACCTCCACGGATGCTTCTTTTCATTGCCCCTGATCGTCACGTGAAAATGCTTCCCGACGCTCGGCGCGTTGACGAGCGCCTTCGCCTGTTCGGCGCTCACGCCGTCGTACTCGGCGACTTTGCCCGGCACCTCGCCACGGCCGTGAAACTCCACGTGCAGGCGATTCGTTTTCGGATCGTGGCCGACGCTCTTAATCTGCGAGCTGCTCACCGCCTGGCGCGTCAGCATTTGGTTTTCAGCGGTACGCCGCTCCCGGGCGCAGGTTTTCCTTCGCGTTTCGCAACGCGGATCTGGTAAACGTCGGTGAACGCCTGCAGCTCCGCCGCGATCGCGCGCGCTTCCGCTTCGATCCGGTGGCGGGCGTTATCGTCACGCACGGCGCCGTTCGCAAAGTGATGCGCAACGCAGATCTGGTTATGCGCCATCCGCTTCAGGATGGTCGCGAGGCACGGCATGGGACTAGCAGCCCTCGGGCGGCATGTTGCCCGGCAACGGTGCGCTCGTCGGTCCGCCGGCCATCGGAGGTCCGGGCGGCGGCGCCGCTTGCGGCATCGGCGGTTCCAGCGCCTTCTTGGCTCCGGCCTTGAAGCCAGGGTGCTTGCCGCCGTGGTGCACCATCTTGTCGAAACCTGGGTGACTACTGGTCTTGTGTTTTGCCATTTGCGTCTTCTTTCGCTGCCGCCTTGGCGGCTGCCGTCGTTTCTTTCTTCTCGTCGGCCTTGATCTGCGCGTTGAGCTCACTCGCCAGCGCGTTAAAGTGCGCGCGCCCGGCGTCGTCGAGCGTCGTCGAGTTCTTGAGCCGATCCGCGATCAACGCCCGGCAAACCTTTGCATACACGTGCATTACGTCCTCTTACCTTCCAATTCCTGCTCGATGATCGCCGGCAGATGACGCGCTCGATCGAGTGCGTTCACCGCCCCGACCGCTTTGCGCCACTCGTCGGCGTCCTTCGCTGTCACGCACGCTCGCCGTGCGTCCTCAGCCAGTAAGTCGAGGCGAGTTTTGAAACTGTTCCAAGCACGCGATTCCGTCATGTCGCGCAGCTCGCGAATCGTTAACGGGTCCGGGCCGCGGGCAACGATGACTTTTCCGGCTAGATCCATGGCAGCGGCTCCGGGGGATCGTCCGGCCCATCGGCGCCAGACGGCGCGAACGTGAACCCCGCGGCCGTCACCATTCGAACTGGCGCTCCTTCGGCCACTACGGGGAATTCTGGGAACGGATTCAACTCCCCTGGTAGCTCTTTCTTCTCCCGGAAGTAGGCAGCCAGCTTCTCAGCATCGAGTGAGCCATAAGGACTAGCGCCAGAACTCACGCGAACTCCGCGCCGCGCTCGATTGCGATACGCGCGTTCATTGACGCCCATCCCTCGGCAAATTGCTTTTTGCTCCGCGTCCAGCCGCGGCCACGGCGCTCGATCAAGAATCCGCTCCCTGAGCCGGATTAGCGCCTTTTGCGCACGCTTAAACATTCAGCCTCCCTTTCGGTACTTCAGAATTCGTTTACGGATCGAGTCGCCGCTCGCTTCGAGCGTCGAGACGTACTTCTCCGGATCGATGAAGATCAGCGCGGCGAAGATCGGCAAGGCGCAAAGCAGGTCAATCAGTAAGCACGTTCGGACGACGAACTCACGCATTACAAAACGCCTCGGTCATCGTTTAGCGCTTGGTCTCTTTCGGCAGTCAGTTGCTCCGATCCTCGCCGCAGCGTCACAAGCGCGATCGCCGTCAGCTCGACTAGGCGCTCATAGTCGTTCGCGTACCGTGAGTTCCTCTTTTCATTGAGAAATCCGTTCAGCGCCTCGGCCTGAAGGTGCAGCAGTTCATGGACCAGCGTTACCTCGGGATCGTTGTTGCCCAGCCACGTTGTGGGGATCTTTGCCGGGTCCAGGATCGTGATAACGGCATCTTTGTAGTCGCTAAGCTGGTTCACCTTGCCGGCAGGATTGTTCTCCGTTTGTTCCACAACCACGCAACGGATCGTCCAGTCCTGCAAGCGCAGGCGCTTCTGCCAATAGGGGAGAAGTTCGAAGGCTTCCGGAACGGTCACGCTGCTATCGGACTCCCCGGCGGCACGCCTGGCGCCGGCGCTTTCGGCGCTGCCGGCGGCTTGCCCTTGAATTCATGCGGCTTGATCGGCGGCGCCACGCTCCCCTGGACAGGCATCGGCGGTTGAATCGGCGCTCCACCCGGCGGCATCATCACGCCTGGCGGCAAGTTCCCCATTCCCGTCCCAAGCATCTGCGCCGGATTCGTGCCCAGTTGCGAGGCCTGCTGCGCCATCTGCTGCGTAATCGCCTGCACCAGCTTCTTTTGTTCGAGTTGGTGCAGATGGTCGATGTAGTGCGACCGCAGCGCGAGCAGCGCGTCGTGATCGTCGTAGTGGTCAGCCGTCGCCTCGTTGAGGTCTTTCATGTGCCGGATCATGTGCAGTTGGTCGTTATCCATCGGATTTACCTGGATCGCCTCGCCCTGCTGCATCCGAGCCCATTCGTCCTTCGGATTGAGCGGTAAGTCCGGTGTCGGCGGCTTCGGGACGAGGTCCTCGAAGTTTGGATCGCCCAGCGCTTTATGCGCCCGGCGCGTCGTCTCCCAGAGCGCCTCGGGATTCTGCACAACCAGCGGGTTCTGTAAGTCAAGCTGGTACAACGCGAGGTCGTTTTCTTTGTCCGCCGCCCTCGACCAGACGCTCGTCGCCAGCTCGAGATGGAAATCGTAATCGCCGTTGCGTTCATCTTGCGAGAGGATAGAGCCGCCGTGCGCGACTGGAAACACCCCGTCCGCGTCCTCTTCTGTGACGCGGAAGAAGATTTCCGGATCGCTGAATTGCCATTCGAGCTTCCAGAACTTCGCGAAGATCGTCGCGTAGTCCTCGCGCAACGTCGTCGTGTCCATCGTCATGCGGAGGTTGCCCGCCTGCATGAGCATCGCCTGGCCGGCCGCCGTGCGCGGCGCGTTCGGGCGATCGGACGCGCGGCCCATCGATTGATCGGTTAGCCCCGTCAGGCGCTCGCCGTAAGCGAGGACGACCTGCTCTTTCGCGGCTACCGCTTCGAGATCGGCGTGGAACTCCATCTGGGACATATCCGTCTTGGGATTGTCCATCGGGATCATCATGCCGGGCCGAAGCCGGAATTGCTTCGGCTCGAAACCCTGCGCCGGCTTATAGCCGACCGGCGGCGCTACGACGAATTCCATCGCGTCCGTGCCCAGGTTGTGGTTCGCGCGCACTTCGTCTTCGATGTCGATGGTCTGCTGAATGAGGCCATCGCACCAGTAAGAGCCGTCTTTTTGGTAGCTGGCTTCGACGAACGGCCGCGGAAACGGGTCCGCCGGATA